TCATTTCTTCTTTAATCTGTCGCTTTTCTTCAGCAGTTAATTTAGGACGACCTTTACCTGACTTACCATCTTTACCGTCCTTACCATCTTTACCTTCTTCACCTTGTCCTGAATCACCATCTTCTAAGTGATCATCAAGTACTTTATCAAGTAAGTCTTGTATATCAATTTTCTCTGCATTCTCATACAAGTCATCATATACTTCTTCAAAAGACCAATCGTAATATTTACGATCATGTATAATGTCTACAGTAGTAATTGTACTACCAATACCGTTTCTTATTAAGTCTCCGTTAACACAATAGTCAGCGGCAATATTTGCAAGTTGTTTATCACGTCCATCAAAACGACCCATATGGTCATACACCACGTGCAATACTTCATGTCCAAATAAGAACATAGTTTCACCAACAGTAAGTTCGTTAACAAACCTAGTATTGTAATAAAAGTTTCTACCGTCTGTAGCGGCAGTAGGTAACCAGTCATCGCCATTAACAAGTTTAAGACGAGTTGCTAAGTTACCAAAGAACGGTTGTTTAATAAGCAAACTAACACGAGCTTGTATCAACTTTTCACGTACCTGTGCATCTAGTTTAGGATCAGTTTCAAATCCTACTTCACATTTATACTTGGTATTTGCAGTTGTTGTTGCCATATTAAACATAAAATATCTCCTAATTTCTAACTTACTTAATTAGTATAACATCATTTGTATTTAAGTCAACCTCTAATGTAGAGTATTTTTACCTAATTTTTTATACTGTTGTATTGCTTCTTCTAAGTCTGTTTCATCTACAACAGATTCTTTTAAATCCATAATATTATCTAGTACTGCTGGATCAATAACATCAAATATATTTAAAACAGTTTCATTAACTTCGACTCCAACTTCAAGTTTAGGAACCATTAGTGCTTTTAGTCTGCCTTCTTTATCAAGCATAAAGACCCAATCTTCTTCAGTAAGGTCATTTAAAAACATTTCTATATCTTTGTCGGGTATTTTTGCCATTGTGGTCTTTCTAAATAAAGGTGTACAGGGCCAAAGCCCTGTACTGTAAAGTCCGTAACCAGGATTAAGTTGCGGAATGCGATGCCTTAATATAAGACCCAAATCTATCATAGAACTCTTTGTAGTTCTTTAAGTACTTAGGCCTTAGTGGAATTTTGTAAGTAACAAGGGCCGCTCTAGCACCTAGTACAACCATTTCAGTTTCAAAGTTATCCATCATAAACCTAAAGAAGTTATCTGCAGCCTTATGAAAGGTTTCAATATCCTTTTTACCAAACTTTTCAAACTGCTCTCTTAGTTCATAACACATACTTACAGTAAGTGAGTACCTACCACTAATCTCAACTGACTTATCTAGTTGCTTAACTTTACCAGCAAGTACGTCACTTGGATTAGGAAGTTTACCACTGTTCTTCATAGTAGCCATAAACTTAACACCAACACCTTCACCTACTGCACCTGACACTAAGTCTGCAAGTGTTTCGTTATCCAAGTCACCATCTTCAATCAAGTCACTTACAAAAGTCCAACTTCTTGGAGTTGCAAACGAACGACTTGAACTACGTGGATCAAAGTCAAACAAGTCCTGCTTATGAACTGTAATATGTGCAATAACATCACTGTGGATATTATTGTTAACTGCCCACTCTAACCATGAGTCATAATCAACTCTCATTTCCAAGTGTACAAATCTATTACTCAACGGAGCCGGCATTCTGTAAGTAACACCTTTATCAGTTTCTCTATTACCAGCGGCAATAATAACAACGTTTTTAGGAAGTACATACTTTCCAACTTTACCGTTTAGTACCAATTGGTATGCGGCAGCCTGTGTACTCTGCGGAGCACTATTAAGTTCGTCTAAGAACAATACAATAGTATCATATTGATCTGCAAGTTCTTGACTTGGTAAATCAATTGGCGGTGCCCAATCCATAACACCAAGGTCCTTATTAAAGTAAGGAATACCTTTGATGTCTGTTGGCTCCATAAGTGCCATTCTTAAATCAATAAGCATTGCATTGCCTAAGTCTCCACTATCCACAATTCCTTGTGCTAGTTCTGACTTACCAATACCAGCAGGTCCCCAAAGAAAGATTGGACGTCTCTTACTAAAGGCTTTAAGAATAGATCTTCTTGCTCCTTGGCTAGTAACAGTCCTATTTTCTGTTAGTGCTGACATGTAAATTCTCCTATTAGTTAATCCTGTTTTTTTACTTTACTATTATATAATAACATCTTTTGTTATTATGTCAACCTTTTTCTAAGCAGCCTCCAACTGCTTAGTTAATACATAATCTTTGTTCCACTTACCAACATTAATATCTGTGTAATGACTTACATAAAAGTAATCAGTCATTGCATCTGATTTATCAAACCACTCAGGACCTTTCATAGCCATAAGCAATTCATTTAAAAAGTCTTTAGCGACTCCTGTATAATGTGTATCAATCCAGTAAACATTAACACTAGTAAAATCATTATGATCAAAATCAATTGGACCACTTTGTAGATTAACTACTAAAGTTGAATGATGTCTAACTGCAATAGTACCTTTCATCTTATACTTTTTAAGGACTGCTTTAATACCAACTGCTAATTCTTGTTTTTTTGCTTGACTTACATATGCCATGTTCGGCTCCTTTTTGTTAACTTACTATTATATAATAGCACGTTATAGGGATAAGTCAACCTTTTATTTTAAATTAATTCCATGCTTTTGTACTAGAGAGATACAAATGTATATCACCTCCGTATAGATTCATAAGCACAGCAGTTTCTTCACCAAATAAAACTAATTTGGTTTTGCTTTTGCTTATCCAGTATGGACAATCAATATGTTTGTCTAAGTCTAATAGTGTTTGGGATTTGATATTATCTCTATCTAATTTGTATGACCAACTAACAAGTTTTAAGTGATTAATTACAAACTTAAAGCCTTCATCAGTTAATCGTAAGCCACCATCTTTTCTAACGTTAGCCCACCATATAGGATAATATTGTTTGAGTTGTTCGGGAGTTGGGTTAATATCGCCAGCAGTCATAAATGCTGACGTCAGTTGTTTCTTGTCTAATCTGTCGGGTAAATGCATTCGCCACTGTTAAGAAGAACCACTGTAAAGTCTTCGCTCTTAAACATAACATTCATTTTCTTTGCTAAGTTAATTGCATGTCCAGGATTACTAAAAGAAACTTTCTTATACTTTGGACTAGCATAACTCACTAGTGCATTAAAACTTTTTAAGTTAATTGGTTTGTTCTGATAAAACACAGCCCAGATACCTTCACTTGCAAGTACTTGATCTGTCTTGTAACTCTTATCAACTTTTTCAACTAAAATAGTAGGCTTAGGTCTGCTCATATCAACTCCATTTATTATAGTAGTATTTATCTAAGAATTAATATATGGTACTATTTTAGAACTTTCCTGCGTCTGCTTCGACTGTACTTGGGATCGGGTCGTTTGCTTTGCTCAATGCATCAACGGCAATAGACTGAACTTGTATTACTCTGTTCTGTAATTCAATAATATCGTTAACTAAACTCTGGGCATCAGCAACACTCATTGTTACTTGTTGCTTACCTTGTTGACTACTACTGCTGACCAAGTGTCCAAATTTTTCTATTGCAATCATTTAACTTAATATCCACCTAGTAGTAAAGGCGCTTCTAGAACAAAATAAGTTAAGTCTATTGCTGAATTAGTAACACAGTAAATGAATATACCTAAGCCTGCTAAAAAGATTCCTTTGTTCATTGTGCTGAACCAGACACCATATCAAATAGTGCAGGTCCAAATGTTCCGCCTGCCCATGCTAGTGCTACAATGGTTACAACTCCATAGACTAACCATTTCATTTTAAAGTCGTCTACAATCATTTTAAGTCCTACTAGTTCGTTACCAAGTACTCTTACTGATACTTCTAGTTTGCCTTCGTCTTCTTTTGCCATTTTAAACTCCTATCTGTTTATTAGTCTTAATTTGGCCAACATATCTTCTTTAGTTTTATAAGGACCAAAGTATTGATATTTGTTTAGTGTTACAATCTTAGGACAAAATGCCCTGCTCCATCCGTTTTCGTATTGAATAACATAGTAACCTGCACAATGAAAACTATTACTCTTATCAGTTTTAGTGTACATAGGTAACTTCTTTTGCACGTCAAAGATGCTATTATAAGGCTCACTAGCAACAGGAAAGCCGTATAGCATATCCATATGCTTATACTCCGTATTCCGCGTTACAACGGGCTCTAAGACTGTGTTAGACTTGCTGTTAGCAACGTCAATGCCGTATTGTGCAAATAAGTTAGTTTCGTTTATAACAGTTAATTCACCGTTAGTTGCAAACTCAAATGTGCTTTCATCAAGTGTACGAAGTGTTCCATACTTTTGTCCATTGGATTCTACAATCCAAAACTTCTTTTCAATGATAGGCTTTATTGTATAACTCATGTCTTTGGATATCCTGCTTGTAAATAATCAGCATAACGTTCGGCTTGCTCAGCAAGTTTAACTAATTCATACTTGCCACAGAACCTAAGGAACTTAGCACCTACCATAGTATTATGCTTCTTATCAATTGACTCCTGTATCTTGTCGTCAACATATTGTTTAATCTCTGCGGGTTGCATAGTAAGATCTATTAGTTGTCTATTACGTTCATAGTCATCTAATACTCGATGTTCAACTTCATTATGATCAACCCAACGTTGTAACATCATGTTGTTCCAGTTGTAACCTTTCTTGTTACGATCTGCAAATGCTTCTAGCAATCCTACTTTCTTGCTAGTACCTTTTTTACGAACACCAGGGTAAGCACTAAAAATGTTATCACTAGTATCACCTCGCATACATTTTTCAAATAGTAGCCATTCAGGATCAGGAACAGTTTTGTATTCTTTTGTTTTCTTATCTATTACCCTATCACCTTTGTCATTAAAGATGCCTTGTAGGGTATGTAATTCTTGTGTAATACCATTGTACTGATGCACGTTCTCATCTAACAGTTGTATAAAGTCTGTATCACTGCTAACAATACAATGTTCATCATCAGGATGTGTAGCAATCCAACGTGCAATAACATCATCTGCTTCTGCTATCTCACATTGTACAACACTACAATTAGACGTTTCATTTAAGAACTTACATAGTTCATCAAACGTTTCCCAGAATAGTTTATCTTCTTCTGCTTCACGTTCTGTTAATGCAGCTCTTGCCACTTTACGATTTGCTTTGTAAGGAGGATATAAGTCTTTACGGAAACTTCTGCCTTCTAGTGCGAACACTACATGATCAGCCTTTTGTCGTTGCCAACTTTTAAGTACAGAGTTAAGAGTAATATGTACTGCAATACCAAGTTTATCCCAAGTGTCTGCACCTCTATGTGCTATGTGTCTTGCTCTAAAAAATGTATTTGCTGTATCTACTAGAAGATATTTTGACATGCTAGTCCTTATTGATTAAGTCTGGAGTTACTAAGTCTACTACATTTACTGCC